CAAAGCAGGAACTTCACGCTGTTCACATGATGGCATGGAAAAAGAAAGTGAAAACTTTGTATTATTTACGAAGTGAAGCATATAAGCGTGCTGAAAATGTATCTGACGAAGCTCTTCGACAGTATATCTTTGAAAGCATGGATGAAGAGGGGTGCCTTGCTTGTGAAGGATAAGATAACAATATGGGGCACAGAAGATTGTCATTTTTGCCATTTGGCAGAAGAGCTAGTAAAAAGTAAAGGGTTTGAGGTAGAGAGTATCGAAGCAAGCCATGATATGATAAAATTTACGGAATTGTTCCCTGGAGTTAAAACAGTACCTCAAATACTTATTGGAGATACTTGGATTGGGGGATATAGCGACTTGAAAGAAGTCTTAGAGAGCGTTGAATGAATTTATTGACAGAAAGAGAATATTATAAGCCTTTTAATTATCCTTGGGCTTATGAACACTATAAGACTCAGCAGCATATGCATTGGCTTCCTGACGAAGTAAATCTTGCTGATGATCTTCGAGATTACCGAGATAAGTTGACTCCTGAGAATCGTCGACTTATCAATCAGATTTTTAGATTCTTTACACAGGCTGATGTAGATGTTTGTTGTGGATATGCAAAGCACTATCTTCCTACATTTAAGCAACCTGAAGTAAGAATGATGTTGTCTGCTTTTGCAGCAATGGAAGCAGTGCATCAAGAAGCTTATTCACTCTTGCTAGAAACTCTTGGCTTTGGGGATGACGAGTACCAAAAGTTTTTTGAACATAAAGCAATGATGGATAAGCATGAGCATCTGTCCAATTTTGGAATGGATACTCCAATGAATATCGCAAAAACTATGGCGATTTACTCTGGATTTACAGAAGGAGTGCAACTGTTTAGTAGTTTTGCGATTTTATTAAACTTTCCAAGACATAACTTAATGAAAGGAATGGGGCAGATTGTAACATGGAGTATTCGAGATGAAACTCTTCATGTTGAAGGCATGAGCCAGTTGTTCCGAACTTTTATTAAGGAGAATCCAGAGTTATGGAATGATGATCTAAAGTATGAAATTTACTGCGCGGCGGAGCGAACAGTAGAGCTAGAAGATGCTTTTATTGATCTCTGTTTTGAAGGTGCAGAAGTACCGGATCTAACAGCAGAGGAAGTAAAAGAGTATATTCGATATATTGCGGATCGTCGACTTCTTGGTCTGGGAATGAAGAAAATCTTTAGCAGCGACAAAAATCCTCTACCCTGGCTTGACTATATGTTAAATGGTGTAGAGCACACTAACTTTTTTGAAAATCGTGCCACCGAGTATGCACGCGCGAGCACTACCGGAAACTGGCAAGACATATTTAAATAGGAATTCTTATGGCAAATGAAAACATTAAGTTGGATCTATCATTGCAAGAAGTAAATGTTTTATTGGCGGCTCTCGGTGAGCTACCTGCTAAAACAAGTATTGCCGTGATAAATAAAATTCAACAACAGGCGCAACCACAGGTTACGCCAGAACCAATTGAAGAAGGGGCTGAATAGCCCCTTTTTTCTTTCTTACTCAGGTTTAGTAGGCCAAGTTATAGTACTTGGAAATCCAGATTGCTGAGGAACATCTCTTAGTGCTTGGCGATAAGTAGTCATTTCTGCAGACATTGTTACATCTGAAAGAGCAAAATGATCCGTAGCTTTTAGAAGAGCATCTCGTGTAGCGCGTTCTGCAGCCTCTACAGCAGCGTTATCAGAAGCAGTCTTTGCATCTTTTTGAGCTTGTACTGTTACAGTATTGCCTTCCGAATCAGTATACTCAGTAAACATATCCTGCACAATCCATTTTTCTTGCCAAACTCCATTTACCTGTTCTACCCCGTCTGCAACAACCATTTCAAATTCTCCTGGAGTTGGCTTTGCAGTTTTCGCAACTGTTGTTACTCCTAGGGCCTCCATTGTAGCAGCAGTCCATGAACGAGGCAAAGACATATTTTTATTTTCTTGTTGTAACTGAACTTTTGTTTTTGGCGTTCCAGTGGCCACTTCAACAAATAACATATTTGTCTCCTTTTAAAACTTGGGCAGTGCCTCTGAAGAGGGTGTAAAGTTAGATGTATAACGAGCTATACCATTTGTTATTCTGAAATCATCTATATATCCATTAAGTATGTTGACAGTAGTAGAGGTGCTTGCAGAAGCGGGTGCACCGACTTTGACCATACCATCAGAGCCCGTAACAATTGTACTTGTACCTAGATTATGGTTAGAACCAGAAGCAGTTCCATCAATATACCATTTTCCTACACTTCCACTTCTTACATAAGCTACATGAATCCAAGTATTTACATAGTTTGATAGTGTTCCAGAAGTATAAAGAGTCCCATTCACATTAAAATACATAGTATTACTAAGAAGAAATGAGGACCAGCCTGTTGCCCCGCCTGACGCGTTCCTACTATCAAACATGTATTGAGTGTCTGTAGTGGTTGTGTACAGCCAAAATTCAATTGTAAAATTTCCGTAAAAATTAAAAAGATCCCCTTCCACTGGTTTAACAAATAGATAATCTCCGGCCCCGTCCATTTGTATAGATCCTGTGCCATATTTTTTAACAGAAGTATCAATAGATGCTTGACCTATAGTATCTATATTACATGTGCCTGTACGGTCATAAATGTCTGAGTCTTCAAAGTTCATTAGAATATTCGAATTGTTAATTGTCTCATATTGATGAATGCCCAAAAAGTGCTCTGCGAAATAAAATTTTGTACCATCTGGTTTGAAAAATACTTGATTGAAACTACTAGCGTCCCCGCCCCAATAATAACTTACGCCATCATAAGTGGCTGTATCGAGCTCCCAAGCGGTTGTTAAAGTATATTCGTATAGTCTATCATTAGCTAGCCCTGTTACATACATTTTAAGACCATCTGATTTAAAAGTTACTCCATACGGAGCAGAATCTACACTGCTTGGTATAGTTAAACTTTTATTAGAATAAGACGCTGTAGAAATATCATAGTCTGTGGTAAGATTATATTGATGAATTTGATCGTTGGAAGTTGTAATAAAATAGAATCTATCGCCATCAGGAGACATTGCAGCGCCTATAGCGTAATTTCCTCTAGCCCACGCCGCCAGCTTTTTATTACTATAACTTCCTGTAGTAACATCATATGCTGTAGTAAGATCCCATTGATATATATTACCATTAGTAATACTATTCGCCCAATTTACTGCATATACTTTATTGCCGCTATCACCAAATGTAAATGCTCTTGGGTAACTCATAACGCTTGAGGAAAGATTCAACTGGCCTGCAGACGACCATGAAGAAAGGTCCCAAGCGGTGGTAAGATTATATTTAAGTAATCTACCATTTGTACCACTTGTACCTAAAGTTGCTATTGTACCATCACTACTAAACTCTACTTGGCTAACGGTACCGGAACTATTTGAGGCAAGATTTGGATCCAAATGGACTCCGTCAATATATCCAGGATTTTGAATAGACCATGCAGCCCCGACTGTATTTGATATAGGCGAAGTAGGAGGATCAAATTCGTCTTTATAAACTACGCCTCGAATAAGTCTTGCACCAGCTACATAACCTGGAAAATCAGCTCCACTTGTTGTATCCCAGCCCCCTATTCTATATCTAGCAACAGTGCTACTATAACTACCGCTATGTGTACCTACCGATTTTCCATTAACATAAAGAGTTTTATTAGTGTCATCCCAAACTACAGCAACATGATACCATGAGTAGAGAGGAAAAGTTGTAGAGCTTGTTATTACAGCACTCGTATCATTTATATAATGCTTAAAATAACCTGCTCCACTAGTACTATCTCCAAAAGCTAAATTAGGAGCATAATTAGTAGTGCCTCCTTGCGTAGAGAAAAAAGCTGCGTAAGATGAAGTACCTGAAGTTGGGTAAACCCAAGCTTCCATCGTATAATTACCTGCATTTAGTGCAAATCCTGCTGTACTTGATTGAAGATAGTTATTATTACCAGTGCCATCATTATCAAAAAATGCAGATCCACCCTTTGTTGTTATATCTATTGCATCACTGTCTTTAGCAGGACTGAAAGGCGTAATCTGAGGAGTTGCATTAACACTTAAAGTATGGGGACTACTAGAGTTATCCACAAAATGGTTAGACTGGCAAGTTAGTAAAACAGTGTCTGTTATAGCGCTTAAGTTAGAAGTAGGAGGGGTAAATATTTCATCTCCTGAAGTTGTACTACTTGTTTGCCGAGAAGAAGGAATTGAACCATTTGTAATTCTAAGATTACTAATATACCCTTTAAAATCATTAGCTATTTGAGTCCAACACCCTATCGATCCAAGAGTAAAAGCAGATAGAGAGCCAGAAAATGTATTTGACTCTCTTAAAACTCCATCTACAAAAAACCTAAAAGTATTACTACTTCTTGTGACTGCAAAATGTGTCCATACCTTCGGTGTATCATAATTAGAACCATCAGTATATTGGCTTAATAATACATCATTTGCATTATTTTTTCGTATTCTAAATGAGAGTCCTTGTCCTGCATTATTTAGCTCAAAACGTAAGTAATCTCCTGTATTTACCGAAAGAGTAAAAAAACCAACAATACTACTTGCAGGAGTTTCTGTAAAATTTGCCCAAAATTCAATGCAAAAATCGTTTGTTCCCATAGTAAAAGAAGGCGTAAACGTTACATTTGAATCCGCATTTCCAAAATAATTTGACCAATTATTTAAATAAGGACTAAAACTTCCTTGAGTTACCGTTCCAGTTTCACTCATAGTAAAATTAGAACTAGATGAATCTGAAAAAAGACTATTGGCCCCTCCGTCAGTACCGTCTCCATCTAGTAGCAGTACTGTATTGCCAAAATACTCATCTCCAGTATCGGCAGCACCGCCACTAGAAGCAGCGGCCTGTATAGATTTTAAAGCTGCCCTACTCATCCTAGTGCCTGTCCTGCGGTAAATCCATAATAAGTAGTGCCCCCATCATGGGTAATAAATACAAACATATCCACTGCACTTGCAGTAGCTGTTAATGTAGGTGCTGTAGCACTCGGCCAGTCCACAGCCGCAGGCCAAGTAACAGTATATCCTGAAGCACTTGCATCTTGCACAAGTTTCAACGTAAATGCAGAAACCTTACCACTAGAGGCTGGGTTACTAAATGTAAATGTTGTATTCTCTGTTAGTGTATGACTAAAATTTGTACCATCTTGGAGATTTACAGTGGTTGCATTAGAGCTTGACGTAACTGCTGTGTACTCTTCAGATACTCCATTGTCAAAAGTTACTACACCATTTGTATCCGCTGTTACCACTTTAGAAGCTTCTGTAGTTCCTAATGTTGTAACATCGGCATAGTTAAGTTCAGCAGTTGTAGCGGTTACTCCATCAAGAATGTTTAATTCAGCCGCGCTTGATGTTACTCCATCAAGAGAAGTCGCAGTAATTGCAGTAGCAACTGGTTGTAGTCCAATAAAAGGCATTATGTTATCTCCATTACGCCGAGAGTAACATCAAGAGCAGACCCAGTGCCTGCTTGTACTCGTAAAACGTCCGTTGCTTCTAAGATGTACTTTTGTCCAGACATTACTTCAAGAGAAGTATTTCCAGGAATTGAAACATCTTCAATAATTTGAAAAGTTGCAGAAGATGCTGACGTATCTTGAAGTTGAACTTTTGCTGTTACAGCGCTCGCTGTTTTATTGCATATATTCAAGCCCAATATCACAGTCGTAGTTGAAGAAGGCACTGTGTAAACATCAGCATAAGAACTGTTGCTTATATTTGCTGAAAAAGCATTTTTAAAAGTATTTGCCATAATATTATCCTAAAGCGATTGCCAAAGCCGTTGCGTCCTCTACAGTAGCATATCCTAGGCTTGTAAGATTTGATCCTGTACCCATATCAACAATATAATCTACTACGTCTCCCGTTACAAGCGCGGGAGAAAATGTAATTGTAGATCCAGAAACAGTAAAAGAGTCGCCAGGCTCCTGGGTTACGCCGTTTAGGGAAACAATAAGAGCATTTTGATCAGAAGGGGTGTGAGCACTACTACTCGCAGTTAAAGAATAAGCTGCTTGACCATTCACAGTTGTAATTGCATCCATTTTTACAGGATTACTGCCTGACTGAGAAGATCCTCCGATTTCTACTATGCTTTCTGTACCGCCAACATTTTTTTTGATGTACATTTTACCATCATAAGTGTTGATCGCAACTTCACCAAGTGCTAAATCAGATGTGCCGGGAGCAGCGCCCGACGTAGCCGAGCGCTTTAATTTGATCGTTTGTGCCATATGGCTTCCTCTTCAAATTGCGTATATACGCGAGGGTTTTTTATTTAATTAAAAACTGCCGCCTTCCAGCGTTGGAACCTCAGTTTCAAAATTTGTAGCACTTAAAACATTTTCGGCAGAGCCTGAGCTATCGCTGAATTGCCACTTATCTGAAGTTTCATTCCAACGGAAGTATACATTTGTAGCAGTTCCTCTTTCGACTTCAATACCGGCATTTTCAGTAGGAGTACCAGTTACATTATTATTAAGAACAATAATATTGTCATCAATAGTAAGAGTTTCTGAGTTAATTGTAGTCGTCGTACCGCTTACAGTTAGATTACCGCCGATAGTTACATTACTTGAGAAAGCACCCGTTGTAGCTCCAGTCAAAGCACCGCTTGTAAACGACGCAGTACCATCAGTAATTGTACCACCTGTTACAGTACCACTGAAGGTACCATTAACAGCACTTGTTATTGAACCGCTTGAAAGAGAAGCTGTACCATCAGTAATTGTACCACCAGTAATTGTACCTGTAGCAGTTACATTCGTAAGACCTGCAAGACTCGCTGCAGTAGCGCCTAGAGATACTGAAGTAGAGCCAAGAGTTACTGAAGAATTTGCAAGATTTGCGTTGGGTAAAGCACCCGTTACATCGGTAGTAAGGTCAATTTGATTTAATGTGATTGCTTGACCGGCAATAGTTAAATAGTCGTATGACCCAGTAAGAGTTACATCTGTAGAGTTATCTGTTCCTGAAGCATCCACACCAATTGCAGCTCGAGCATCTGCTGCAGACAAGTAAGTAATAGTACCTGCTGAATCATCCCAACCTATAACGGCATCTGCAGCTCCTGCATCTACTGCTGAAATTTCTTGACCACTAAGAGACAGAACATCTGTTACGGCAGCATTTAAAGTTACGGGAGTTGAAGTATCTGAAGAACCAATAGTAACTTCGTCATTACTTACAGTAATTGAAATTCCTGTACCTGCAGTAAAGGTAAGAGTTCCTCCAGTACTAAAACTATCTGTGTTTGTACCGTCGGAGATAGTGAATGAAGTCGTTACTGTATCCCAAGAAAGTTGTCCAGAACCATCAGTTTTTAGATATTGTCCTGCAGTGCCATCAGCTTGGGGCCAGTTAAGACCATCAAGTACAAGGTCACCCGTACCGTTTGGAGTAAGAGTAAGATTTCCATTTGTATCAGTAGATGTAATTGCATTACCATCAAGAGTAATATTATCTACATTCAATACATCGATTTTGCTGCTTGAGTCAACTACAAGAGCGCTATCTGCGGTGAGAGTACCCGCAGTATGATCGAGCATATCAACGTATAGTTTTCCACCGATTACGATGTTACCAGTAGTACCATCAGGATGTCCGAGAAAAAGCTTATCAGAATTACTTGAGTATGCGGGTTCACCTGCGGCTAGACTACTGCTCGGAGCAGCGCTAGTTGTACTGCGCTTAATTTGAATTACTTGAGCCATTTAAGAGTCTCCAGTAGCCTTTAAAAGGCTCCTCCGTCTAATCTGCCTTCATTAGCAGTTGCAAGTAAAGGGTGCCAATCCAAGGTACCATTTAAAGTGCGATAGACATAAAAAATATCATTTATAGTATCGTACCAAGTATCACCCTCTTCTACATTTGTAGTTGGGGTAGTATTGCCACGAAAGCTTTGATCTGCAAGTTCTTCTAAAGCGTCTTGCAAGTTTGTTGACGAAATTGTATTATAAGGTGTTACAGTTATTGAAGAGGCATTGCCTCCCCCAGAACTTATAGAGAGAGTAGGAATAGTTGCAGAAATTTCAACTACTCTTGTTGCTTCTTGAGATACATCAACAGATGTAACATAAGGAGCTATAGAAATGCTTATAGCCATTATCGTGTAACCTCTTGAGAGACAGTGGCTTGGCCTTCTAATATTCGAGTTACATAAGCATCACTCGCTGTGTGTAGCTCCAAATCATAATAATATACCCCAGGGGAAATGTTTTTTGTAATATTATTTCCAAGAGCCATCTTTATAACACCTCCTGATGCATTTGTAACTGTACAGGTAAAAGTAGCCGTTACATCGGTGGCGGATTTTGTTGAGCGCAGCTGTGCACGAGCAGAGTAGCCCGTTAAATCTTTAACAGATCCATTTTCCTTTACAGTAAGCTGAATCGCATAATCGGATCCTTGGTCAATGAATAAGTTGTAAGTACCTGCGCTCATTTAAATCTCTCCATGATGAAATTATAACAAAGGGGACATTTTATGTCAAGTGTTATTTTTTTGGTGGTTATGTTGTAGTATTAGAAAGATTTCCGAGGTGAACCCTTAAAGTTGTTCCTTGGAAAATTTTCAAAGAATCATCTAACAAAAGCATACGAGAAGTGTTCCCGCCTGTTGTTCCAATTTGCATGGCAGAAGCAGTTATACTTCCCGTAGTAATGTTTCCGCCATCTATAGATGTAGTAGAACTTCCTGGCACATTTAATGCTGTAGTTCCACTACTGAAGGTTCCATTACTAAATGTTACTACTCCTGTAAAATTAGTATATTGAACAGCACTACTATAGCTTACAGCAATAGTACTACTATTTGCAGAAGCTTCTGTTCCATAGTATCTAATTGTGTAATGAGTATTCGAAGAAGTAGGGTCTTGAGGTCTTGGCTCGTTTGTCCAAGTATTTACGCCTGTTCCTATACCAGTTCCACTTACTACTCCTGTACTAAATGTATAAGTATTTCCAGATGGGGCTGAGGGACTTCCTGCAGTGGTTTTTTCATAGTATAGATACCCTTGTATAGTTCTTAATCCTTCTGTTCCATTTGTACCATCATCTCCTACAAATTTCACATATGTAGCACTTAGCATAGAGGATAAAACACTAGTAGGAGTATTTCCAGTGTACTCAAAGAATGTTACGTACTCTTTAGTGCCGGGACTAAGACTTAGTTGAGAAGTGATAGTGGGATTAGCTACTGACGAATAGACAGGAATAACGCCTTTTGTTTGTCCGTCGTCTCCGATAAACTGCACAAATCCAGAGGTACCTCCAGTACTTGGGGGAGTTCCTGTATACTCTACATACTTTACAAAGGTTCTAGTTCCTTGAGTAGTGGACTGATTTGTACCGCTTGCATCATCGGCGTAAAATACTTTTACGCCTTGAGTCTGACCATCGTCTCCATCATTAATAGTTATAGAACTACCGTCAGAAAAATTAACAGTAGTAACTCCATTACTAGTACTAGTGCTAGTAATAGTAACAGATGTTCCATCATCGCCTACAAAAGGAACATAAGTTTGGCTAACCATTGCACTAGTAACAGCAGTTGGTTTTGTTCCAGTATACTCAAAAAATGTAACGTATTCTTGATTTGAATAAGTTAAAGAAAGGTCTCCAGTACCGGTAGGACTGGCTACAGAAGAATACACTGGAATAACGCCTTGAGTCTCTCCATCATCTCCAACAAATAAAACCCAAGTTCCAGTTACAGCACTTACACTGGGTTTTGTTCCTGACCATTCATAGTACAGCACATAATTTTGACCGCTCCCTCTAGTTGCAGACTTATTCGTACCATTAGCATCATCTGCATATACGACTAATACACCTTCTGAAGTGCCTTCATCTCCATCACTAATAGTTATAGTAGTATTATCAGAGAAAGTAACAGTAGTAACTCCATTACTGGTACTCGTGCTTGTAATAGTAACGGATGTCCCATCTTCTCCTTTTGAGATAATAGGTACAGACTCAGTATCAACTAATTGAGTATAGCTAGAATCCAGATATAGCTGAGCAGTAATATTTCCCGAAATAGAACTAATTGTTCCACTACTTACACTAGAGGCTTGGCCTTGATTACTTCCGTTTAATTTCCAATATCCTGTAGTAAATGAAGTAGAACCAGTTGGAGTTATTTTTGACGCACTAAAAGTAACACTGGTTGGAGACCAAGAAACAGGGTTACTATTGGGGTCATACACGACCGCTGTATCCGAAGTTGTAATACGATAAGAGACTCCGTCTTCTCCATTATTAACTTTTGTAATTGTAAAATTAGCAGTTTTATTTGCGGAACCTGCAAAATCCCCGGTATTCTTTGCTGCAGCAGTAATAACAACGTTTCCGGATGTGAAAGAAGAACTTAATGCTGTAACAGTAAATATGTTTCCGTCTGTGCCCGTACCTGGAGTATTTACTGTAATACCTGTAGCTGCTGTAGCAGTGAAATCCCAAGAAGATGAAACATCGGCTATTCCTGCAAATATTTGAGCCGTTGTAGAAAGGGACAGATTAGATAAAGCTTGATTTTCAGTACCCCCAACAGTTTCTGCATCATTTGTAAGCTCAATTACAGTACTGTCAGTGCCTCTTCTGGACTTACTGAGACTTTGAATAGTGGTTAAATCAATTGTGGTACCAGCACGAGTTCCTACTCGGAGAGTCCAAGTAATTGTTTCATCGTCTTCCCCGTACCCAATACTTGTATCTACTTGTACTGGTGAAA